GCAAGTGGCCAGCGCGCACATTTTTTCGCCGAATTTCGACCCCTAATTGTGGGGCGGCGGAAAAGCCGGCGTGCAACACTCGGGGAAAAATTTAATTCCTTGACAGCGTGCGACTTGCGGCAAAGCCCTCAGGCCCGGTGCAACATCGCCCCCCGGTTTGTGACGGGCGTGCGTTCATCGCGACGACGCGATGGCGTCCGAAAGGCGACGGGGGGACGTCGATGGGACGAGCGTGGTCAACCTGGGTCGAACCGGGCGAAAAGGTCGAGTCCGGCCTCATGCCGCTCTTCCCGGTCGCGAGCTTCGTCCCCGGCTCGGCGTGTCCGCACCATGGGCCGATCCGCGAAGGCTCGGTCCTGTGCTGCATGGTCTGCCACCAGAGCGGACTTGACGCTCATCCGTCCCTCGCCGGCGCGAAGCCGCTGCCGCTCGATTGCGTCGCGTGCGGCGGATCGGGCGAGGCCGAGGACGGCGAGGCGTGCCGTTCGTGCCGGGGGACGGGACTGGACGATCGACGCCGACCGCCCCAATCCCAAGAGCCGGCGCCGACGCCGGCCGTGTCCCCGGCCTTGACCCGCAAAGAGCGTCGTCGTCTCGAGCGCGAGGCGAGGGCGCGGCTCCCGACCATCCAAGAGGCGATCGACTCGTGAGACTCTTCCCCACCATCGCGGCGGTCCTGATCGCCTGCTCTCCCTCGCTCGCTCAGTCCGGACGCTGGGAGGTCGTGACCGACAAGCCGGAGTACCGCGGCGTCGAGGCCGACGTCCCCGTTCCGGCCGAACACCACATCCGCAACGAGGGCTCGGCCGTTGACGGCTACGGGCTCTGCGTCGGCTCGTCTCTCCTCATCAACGGAGCCTATCAGGGCGTGCCGGGGATGGAGTTGGGCAAGCAATCGGAGTGGTGGCGTTACCTCAAGAGCCGGCCCGGGGGGAGTTACCCCGGGAAGCTTGAAGCCGACCTGAAGAAGCTCTACCCGGATGAGAAGTGGATCAGCTGGGAGGGTCGAGTCACCGACCTGATCAGCGAGTACACCAAGGCCGGGTATCCGGTCGCCGCGACCATGAACACCGGGGTCCAGTACGGCTGGCAGGGAATCCACCACTTCGTGAGCGTCGTCCACCTGGACGACGAGGTTGCCTGCGTCGTGGACAACAACGACCCCGGCAAATACCACTGGATGTCGGCCGACGACTACAAGCGCCGGTTCGTGGACGGACAGACGGGCTGGTTGTTCATATGGCTCCGCAATCCCAACCGGCGCACGGCCGACGCCACGGTCTGGGTTCTCGTGATCGCCCTGGCGTCGGTCGCCGCAAGCGCGTTCGCGGCCCGCCGCCGCGCCGTCGCCCTGGAGTCCTAAGGATGCTCGCCAAGATTCTCGCCCTCGCCCTCGTGTCGCAAGTCGCGGCCGACGGACTGACGATCGACCCCAACATCCCGGGAGACCTGACCACCTGGCGATGGACGGCCTTCGACGGCAAGGCCGCTCTCGGCTGGGGCAAGATCAACGCCGAGGGGCGATTCACCCCGGTTTCGCCCCGCCCCGAAGTCCCGCTCTACCCCGTCGAAGCCGAGGCCGCGCCCATCGAGGGCGTGCCCTTCTACGCGGTCAACGGCGTGGTCGCCAACAAGCTCGACGACAAGGGCTTGACGATAAGGGCCAGCGACCCGCAAACCGCCGACTTGGCCAAGCAGGCCCTGTACGACGGCGAGGGGATGGAGGGCAAGCTGAAGCCGCTGTTCCCGCCTCTCAGCATCGGGCCCGACTGGACGGAGATCGGCCTCTACGGAGTCGCGGCCGGCCTGTTCGTCCTCTCCGGCGTCATCTTCGTCCGGTCGATCATTCACCGCCCTCCGAGGAACTAACGCAATGGGACTTGTTCACTACCTGATTCTCGCGGGGGCGGTCCTTTTGGTGATCGCCGCCGTCTTCCCGTCCTTTGGCTCAAAGGCGGTCGCCGCCGTGCGGCAAAGCAAGCCCAACGCCCCGCTTCGGACGGCGTTCAAGGAACTCCACGACATCGCCGAGGGGCTCGCCTACCAGCGGATTGAGGCCGAGATCGCCGACCGCCGGGCCGGCAAGCTCAAGGCCGAGATCCAGGAGTTGTTCGCGGCCTCGCCCCCGCCGGTTGAGCCGGAAGCAAAAAAGTCGTCCCCCTAGCGCGACGAAGCGTCATGGGGCCCTGGTACATCGTTGACCGTCGAAAGGCTTGATCGCATGAACTTACGTTGGATCGTCGGCGGCTCGTTCGCCGTCCAGGCCGCGCCCGAGTTGGTGGACCGCCCCGCGCCCCGGGAAGACCTGCTCCCCACCCTGGTCAACCATCAGGCGTTGACCGACGGGGCCGAGCGGGATCCGGTCTTCTCGGTCCCGGCGCACGACGCGGAGACGCATCAGCCGCCCGCCGAGATCCGGCTCTACGCCATCCCGGCCGGGGAGATCCTCCCCCTTCCCGGCGCCGATGGGGCCGACGTGATCGCCTCACCGCATGTTTATTCGAGCGCGGCCGTCCCGAGCGACCCGGCCGGCGTCCCGGAGATCCGAATCCCGGCCCCGGAAATCGAGGCCGATCGCTACATCGTCCTGATCGTTTACGGCTTCGCCGCTTAAGGCGGGGCCCCTTCGCGGGGTGGTTGGTCCGCTCCGGGGAACGCGCGAGCATCCCCGGTTCCTGGGTTCGATTCCCTCCCCCGCGGCTTTTGGATTCGAGGCGTGTCCCCATGCGTCCCAAACGTCCCCCCGTCTTCCGCGACAAGCCCGATCGCGCGGCGACCTACCGCCCCAAAGTCGAGCCGCCCGACGACGCGGGGCGAATCGCGCGGCACCGCTTTTACAACCGCGCTGCGTGGCGAAAATGCCGGGCCTTGAAGCTCCGGCGCAACCCGCTCTGCGAGCGGTGCGAGTCCGAGGGCCGGACCCGCGAGGCGAGCCAGGTCCACCACAAGACGGACCTGGCCGACGCGCCGGAGCTTGCCTACGTGTTGACCAACCTGGAAAGCCTCTGCCAAGAGTGCCACAGCCGGGAAACCATGATGCGAATCAGGTCGTCTTATGGCGGTTCGAGGCCGAAAACCCGACCCCCCGAAGCTTAAAGTCCTCAAGGCCAACGCGGCCAGGACGGCGGGCGCGGGGCCGTTCTCCACAATCCGGGAGGCCGGCGAACCCGAGAAGCCCGATTTCGTCGCCTTGAGCCCCGACGCCTCCCAGATCTGGGATCGGCTCGTCTCGCTGCTCTCCGACAAAAACATCCTCAGCCGGGCCGACGAAGGGATTCTCGCCTGCTACTGCCTCGCCTGGGCGGAAATCGCCCACTGCACGCGAACCCTCGCCGTCGAGGGCTACACGGTCGAGAACGAGGCGACCGGAGCCGTGAAGGCCCACCCCCTCGTGGGCGTTCGGAGCGGGGCCGAGACCCGTCTGTCCCGCTTCGCCTCGATGTTGGGCCTGTCTCCCTCGGATCGCGGCCGGATCACAACCCTCGAGGACGTGGCCGACAAACACGACCCCGCCGACGACTACTTCAAATGACCATGCTTGGAGCCGATCGCCTCGACATCGAATCCTTTGATCCGATGCGGACGAAGTCCGACGAGCAAGCTTTGAGGGAAGGCTACGTTTGGAGCGCCGAGAAGGCCCTGTATGTTCAGGGCTTCATCGAGACCCTTTGCCGCCTGAACGTCGATCGCTGGGAGAATCAGCCCATCAGCCTGATGGGCTTCCAGCAGGATTTCATCTGGCGGCTCTACGGCTGGGTTCACGAGGAAACCGGCCTCCGACGCTTCCGGGAGGCCTATTTCGAGGTCGCGAAGAAGAACGGCAAGAGCCCGCTCATCGCGGCCCTGGCCAGCTACCACCTCGTGGCCGACGGCGTGTTCGCCCCCGAGGTCTATCTCAACGCCGCGGCCCGCGACCAAACCGGCGCGGTCTTCAAGCCCGTCAAGAACATGGTGGAGCTTGAGCCCAAGCTCCTCCAGCGCCTGCAAATCCGGGAGAGCCGGCACGAGATCCTCTACCCGGAGAAGAACGGCCGGCTCAAGGCGAACTCGGCCGAATCGGGCTCGAAGGACGGCCTGCAATCATCGTTCACGGTCTTCGACGAACTGCACCGCCAGCCCGACCGCAAGCTCTGGGACGTGTTTCAGTACGCGGGCAAGAGCCGGTTGGAGCCCTTGCTCGTCTCGATCACCACGGCCGGCGAGCCCGACGACAACCACCCCTGCTACATCCAGCACAAGCGGGCTCTCGACGTCGAGAGCGGCGCGCGGATCGACGTTCGCTTCCTCGGCGTCGTTCACGGCCCCCGGGAGAAGAGCCCCGACATCGACGATCGCCGCGTCTGGCGCATGGCCAACCCGGCGATGGGCGTCATCTTTAGCGAGGCGGACTTCGCCGCGGACTTGGAGAAGGCCAGAAACGAGGGGCCGGCGGCGCTGGCCAACTTCAAGCGGCTCAACCTGAACATATGGGAGAAAGTCGCTCCCAAGTGGATCGACATGGCCGTCTGGTCGGAACAGGCCCCGACCCGCCCCGACGAGGAGATCGACGAATCCGGCGACGTTTGGGCGGCGGGCCTCGACATGTCGGCGTGCGACGACTTGACGGCCTACGTCCGGGCGTCCGGCAACGTCAAGGGCGGCGTTGACGTCCGCGCGTGGTTTTGGATCCCGGAAGAAACGGCGGTCAAGCGCCAGCGCGAGGAGAACCTGCCCTACCTCGAATACGCGGAGCGGGGATGGGTCTTCCTCGTGCCCGGCCCGGTCATCGACCCGATGGCGGTTCGCGATTTCATTCTGGCGGACGCGGAGGCGCTCGGCGGCAAACTCAGACGCATCCACAGCGACCGCTACAACGCCAAGGAGATCGGCGATTCGCTGATGGTCGCCGGCCTCGATTTCCGCTGGTTCATCCAGGGGCACCTGTCGTTTCACCGCCCGGTGAAGACGATTCAAAACCTGATCGCCCGGCGGCTGCTCAGGCACGGCGACCACCCGCTCTTGAACTATTGCGCGGGCAACGTCGTCGTGGACACCCGGAACATCAATCAAAACATGATGTTCACAAAGTACAAATCGACGGGCCGCATCGACGGCATGGTGGCCCTCGCGGAGGGGCTCGCGGGCCTGATGGACGTGATCGGCTACGACGGCGAGGGCGGCGAGGACGCGGCCAAGCCCAAGCCGCTGACGTCCGGCCGGTTTTTTTGGAAGAGCTATTAAGTCATGCGATTTCGGCTGCCGTTCCTCGGGAAACGCGCTTCGGCGAACCGGCCGGATTACGCGCGTCAGGGCGGGATCGGTCGCCGGCTCGTGACCGGCGTTCGCCTCGGCGTCAACACGACCAACGCCCACGTCGATGAATTCACGGCGATCGGCCTTCCCGCCGTCTGGGCGTGCGTTAACGCGATCAGCAAGGATCTGTCGGCCCTGCCGCTTCGCCTCGTGCAGCTGACCGACGACAGGAAGACCCGCCAGGCCGTGGAGCATCCGGCCTACTCGCTGTTCACCCGGAGTCCCGACGGCAACACGACGCCGATGAATTGGCGCCAGGCGGCGATGGGTCACGTCTTGATCCACGGCAACGCCTACGCCGAGATTGTTCGCTGGGGGGCGCGGGGCCTGGCTCTCGAGCTTCGCGACCCCCGCGCGGTGAGAACGAGTTGGGACGCCGACAACCGGCTGGTCTACCTCGTCAACGGCAAACCCGTTGATCGGTCCAAGTTCATCCACTTCGCCGGCCTGGGCAACGACGGGGCGACCGGCTATTCGGCCGTCCTGGCGTGTCGGCAGGCGATCGCCCTGGGCCTCGTGGGCGAGCGGTTCGCCGGCTCGTTTTTGAGCAACGGCAATCAGGCGTCGGGCCTGCTCAAGACCGAAGCGGAGATGACGCCGGAAGCGGCCGACGAGCTTCTCGACGGCTTCATCAAGATGACTTCGGCGAGCAACGCGGGAGGGATGGGCATCCTTCCCCCGGGGGTCTCGTTCGAGAAGATCTCGGTCGATCCCCATAACGCCCAGATGATCGAATCGAGACGATTTCAAGTCTTGGAAATCTGCCGGCTGTTCGGAGTCCCGCCGCACAAGGTGATGGACTTCTCGGGCGCGTCGTATTCGACGATCGAGGCGTCAAATCTTGAATACGCGACGTCCTGTCTTGGCCCCTGGGCCGAGATGATCGAACAGAGCCTCAATCTCCGGCTCTTGACCGCCGACGAGCAAGCGGCCGGCTACGGATTCCGCCACGACTTCCGGCAGCTGCTCAAGGGCGACTCGACGGCCCGGGCCGCTTACTGGAGGGCCCTCGTGGAAATGGGCGTGGTCAACCAAAACACCGTCGCCGTCGAGGAGGGCTTCGACCCCCACGAGGGGGGCGAGGTCTATCTCGTTCCCCTCAACAAGACGAGCAACCCCCAAGGGAGCAACCCGGCGTGAGCTTTCCCATCGACCGTCGCGTGATCGTTTCCCGGCCCAACATCCTCACCCGCGAGGCCGGCGAGGGCGAGGGCGAGACCCCGCCGCGCCGGACCATCACCGGCTACGCGGCCGTCTTCAATGAGTGGACGACGCTCTGGAGTTACAGGGGCGGCGAAGTCCGGGAGGTCATCCGCCCCGGGGCGTTTCGGATCGCCCTCGAAACCAGCCAGGACGTGCGGGCGCTCGAGAACCACGACTCCTCCCGGCTGCTCGGTCGCACCAAGGCCGGAACGCTCCGGCTGCGCGAGGACGACAAGGGCCTTTGGTTCGAGGTCGATCCGCCCAACACGCGGACGGCCGACGATCTGATCGAGAACCTCAGGGCCGGCAACATCGACCAGTGCAGCTTCGCCTTTCAGGCGCGCAAGGACGGGGGCCAGCGGATCATCCGCCGCGAGGAGGGCGAGCGATCCATCACCGAAATCGAGTTGCTCTCGGTCGATCTGTACGACGTCTCCATCGTCACCTACCCCGCCTACGAGGGCACCTCCGCGTCCGTGGGGCTCCGCGACCGTCTCTCGGCCGAGAAGACGGCCTACCTCAACATCGTTGATTCCAAGATCGCCTCGTTCCTTGAAAACCTGGAGAAGTGAACGTGTTGGAAGAACTTCGCAATCGTTTCCGCGCCGCCGTCGAACGAGTCCGCGAACTGCGGAACGCGGCGGCGAACGGCGAGGCGGTCACCGACGAACAGCGCGCCGAGCTTGACGCGGCCATCGCCGAGGCCGAGTCGCTGGGGACTCAGGTCCGCGAGGCCGAGGCCCGCGAACAGCGGATCGCCGAGCTTGAGCGGCTTGAGCGGTCGAACGATCGTCAGGGCCAGCCCCCCGCGCCCCACACCGACCCCAACAACACCCGCAACGGCCGGCATCAGTACAGCCTGATGCGGGCGATTCGCGGCCAAGCCGACGCCATTCTGGGCCACGGCCCCGGGCTCGACGGTCTCGAACTGGAGGTTCACCAGGAGCTCGCCCAGGCCCGCGGCAAGGCTCCCGCCGGCCTCTTGGTCCCCTGGGACGCCGGCATCCCCGGTCTTCAGCGCCGCGATCTCTCGACCGCCACCGGTTCGGGAGCCGTGCCGCTGAACACGATCCCGACGATGATCGACGTGCTCCGCGACCGGCTTGTT